CCTCATAAGGCCGTAGACCTTGCTACGTCAAAGTATTGTAATAATCCAGTGCGCTCATTCCCTTTGCAGGTGGTGGTGCTTGCATTGCCATAGTTATGTCCACGTTCCAAATACTGCAGTGCCAGCACGAGCAAACATCTCTGCCCTAGTGTGGCCACCAGCATAAATAATCTTACTAACTTGCTGCCTAGAATAATCTTCGTTCATTTGCGTAGTAAATCGCGGTTGAACAGTATCAAGTCCATGAATCTCAGCGAACCGCTCAAGCATACCCTGTTCAAGTGTTTTCTGATTGAATACAGTCTCATCTGTATCAGCTAAGAAGTCGCTATAGGCTCCATTGTAGTACGTCCAAGTGACACCACCATCGGATACTGAACCGCTTGTATGCGTTGGAGGAGTAGCGCCAGAAGTTCCACCTGCTGAAGTCTGGTAATAATTGCCGTTATAAAAAGTATAGGCATTGGAAGCATACGCAACACTTGCTGCCCATGTTGCAGGACGAACGCAACGATCTGCGATATACTCAAAGATGATTATGTTTCCGTTCTGTGATGCTGTTGGCGTTGGCGATATAAGCAATTCATTGTTGCTAATGCCTCTAATCTGGAACCGCTGATAGACGGTTGTATTCAACCCATATCCACGGATCTCTGCATATTCCTGTGGAGACATTGGGCCTAGGATTCTCCAGCGTGTTGAGCTATTCCAGAATGTCTCGTATTGGTACCACGAAAAGGCTGCTGGCAAAGCATAACTCTCTTGGCCAGCAACCAACGTGATTGAGCCTGAAGCGTATATTTTAGGCCAAGGAAACGCATCTGCGATCTCCCTGTTTATACGTTGAGCGATAACGCGCAGTTGCTTTGTAGTTGTTTCAGTAGAAGCAATCACACCACTTTCGACAGTGTATCCTGCTTCATTAGCTACGTTTTGAACTGCGGTTACTAAACTCATACTTTTCTTGGTCGTCCTCTACGTTTTGGTGTAGCTTCTTCATCAGCTACATCGTCTTGGCTACCCTCTTCTATTAGCTCATCAACCTCGATAGAACGGATCACCTCCTTTCGACGTGGACGAAGGTCTGTACCTTCATTCCCTTCTACTCGTTGCAGTAACAACTCTACCTGTTCTTCTAGCTTTGCAGTCCTCTTCTGTTCACGCTCAAGCTGCTGTTTAAGAGCAACTACGTTGAACTGGGAAGAATTAGCAGCATCAAGCCAATCCTTAGCCATCTTTACAAAACGGCCTGTAGGACCAAGTTTACGCTTAATCTCATCGTGCGCATCTGCTAACTGTTCTACAGTTTTGAAGCCAAGATGCTGTAGTTCTCGCAAAGTAGAACCGTTCATAAGTGGCCACTCAGCAAGAGGAGTGCCGCTTACTACCGCCTCGCTACCAGCCTTGAAAGCTGCGTATAACTCTGGATAGTCTGCCACATCATGAGGCTCAATTTTGCGAACTGTCTCATCTCCACCTGGGTATTGGATAGAAATGGACGGAATCTCATCAAAGATTGCGCGTCCAGCTTGTAGGCTCTTTTCTTTGTTCTCGTTGTAGGAATTAAAGAAACGGACGTTAGCGCCATGAAAACGTTTACGCTGTTGTGGCATCTGCCCGTTCATTAAAGTGTTCCAGTCTATCTGTGCCATAGGTCTCCTAAGTTAAACACGCATATTGCGTACTTAACTTATACGATATTCTAGGTGCATCTTAAATAACCTTTTGGGTAACATAATTTGCTCAATTAAGGTGGCCCATTTTTATACGGGTGTCCCACTGGTAAACTAGCCTGTAGGTTCCATTTCCAAGCTAAATAACCTTCAACCTTTTGCCTATTAGTTGCAGACAATAAACCGGCAAATATAAGCACTTCACCATATCTTGTATTAGAATGAGTGTTTGCTGTAATGCCATCCCAAGCTAACGCCAAACCACCCAAACTTTGAGTCCCTACGTTTTGCACACCTGCAGCTGTACCGTTAGTGTAAACGTTAGAGGAAGCTCCATTAACCTCTGCTACTCGAATATAGTTTGTACCAGCTACACAAGAAACATCGGTTCCAGTAGCCAATCCTGCCACTAATCGGATCGCATCAGTTGCACCTGTTGGGTAATAGAAATCACCCTGATCGGTTGTTCCAGTTGGTGGGAAACTTTGAGAAACCCAACGACCTTTAGTTACTACAACAGGATTAAAAACCAAGATTCGTGTAAATGGTTGTGCAACGGTAGCCCAACTAGCTACGTTCAAAGAGTCGTTGATACCATCTGTAACGATTGCGTTAAAACCACCAATTTGATTGGTAGAAAGTAGTGGCCTATTAGCTGCAGTGGTTTGCGTAGCATTTCTGTTATTGCCGCTACGATCTGACCATTGGCTTACCGCGCCACTTGTTATGACTACGCTGCTTGTAGCTTGAGCATCCAACCAAACAGCGGGACTAAGAGTTACAGGATTAAACCTGTTACTACCTCTTATCACTCCACCTGATGTTGAGTTATTTGCTATGCCAATAAACATTTTAGTACAAAGCAACGATAAGCGTTGCAGAAGTTGCGGCCATAACATTCTTTGCAAACACTGGTAAAAGTGTCCCCGCTGGTACAGTCAGTGAAACAGCTGCTGAATCATCGACGCATTTGAGGCTTACTACACCTGCGCCACCTACCCACAAAGCTCTGCAACCAGTAAGGTCAGTAGAGTCAGATGGAGTAACAGCGGCAACACGACGAGCTGAAAAAAGAGCCGTAGGATTTGAAGGCGTAAAATCTGGCATATCTCACCAATAAAAGTCGGGAAGCTAAACAAGCCTTCCCAGTAACCTAAACAGCTTTTGTAAATTTGAGGTAGTAAAAAGACACCCCATTACTAACCACAACAAAGCAGTTAGTATCTGTATCGGCATCTTTAACAACACCTACAAAACCACTTCCCACTGTAGCAGGTGCTCCAAACGAAGTTGTAAGCTCTGCTGCTGTAGGAGTTGTATCGTTTACGTTGTTAATTGCTTGCTTGGTTCTAACACCTGCTGCGGTAGCATTTACTACAACGGAAGAGATTCCGTCAGTAACTGCAGCTGCAAGCTGGTCAGGCATACCAAGCCCCATCAATCCTGTTGTTGTTGGCATATTAAATCCTTAAAAAGCGGCTGCTATACAAGCCAGCCGCCAGATTGATTAGTTGAGCGTGAGGTAACCAGTTGACTTCAATTCTACGCTTGCTGCACCCGTTGTGAGGGTAGTAGCAGATACGTTTTTGATTGTTGTCGAACCAGAATCATCAGCAGCGCCAGCAGTTCCAGTTGTAAGAAGTGGGGTGTTCGCAACATACGATCCCAAAATCTTACCCTTGATTCCTTTGCCAACTCCACCACCAGCAGGGCCGCCAATCCATACCCATGCATACTCGTTTGTAGCAAGAGCTACCTGTGCAACACCAACGTGCTGAACGATAGACGACCCGCTTAGTGTTTCAGCTACTGTAAAAGTATCTGAAACAAGTACAAATGCGTATTGAGCAACAGAAGCAGATGCTTTTACAAACATCCACTCGCCATCAGTATCAGATCCGATGTCACCGAGTTTGTGCTCGATAACTGCTGGATCAGTTCCAAATGACTTCTTGTAATTAACACCAAATGATCCTGAACGTGCCATTGTAATTTCTCCTACTAATTAAGCGTAAATAACAGCCTGAAGAGCTGGAGCTGAACAACAGAGATTTCCTTCCACAATGATCACTGTGAAGAAAGCATCCTGATCAACAGGACGATTCATCTCAGGAGCAAGCGGCTTGAAGTCTGCGCCACGAACCATGTCAAACGACCAATACTTAGTATTGAGAAGTCGTACAGAGTTTGTCTCAAGCACTGATGATCCGAATCCACCATCGAATACAAAATCGCATCCGTCATAGCTCAAAGCACGGAATCCAGCGGTAGCCTTCTTGGTAGGAAGCTGAATACGCTGAATAGCTGTAAGAGAGCTGTGGAGGAACTTCCAAGCAGTACGATCACAAAGACCAAGATCAGGAGTCTCATCGCCACGAGTAATCTGGCTGATTGCATCCGTGATTTGCTCTTGTACGTTAGCAGCGGAAAGGGTCACGTTAACCGCAAGGTTACGAGCCCAAGTGTTGCTAACACGGTCGATCTGTCCGTACGTTCCAGAAGCTGGCGAAGTCGAAACTGCCTTCTTGATACCGTCGAACTCAAGTCCACCACTTCCTGTGCCATCGCCACGAAGCGAGGTAGAAACAGTATTTTTAAGACGGCTGATAGCAGCTTTCATCTTCATCTCAGCGAGGTCAAGCAACATAGCTTGATCACGGTTAGCACGACGATCACGGCCAGAGATTGCTACTGGCTCATAAGCCTGCTTGATAGCAAATCGGAATGCAGTTGCATCATCGATTGCATCAAGGTTGAATGCAGAGAATCCAGCGTAGAAACCACCTACAGCTGCATCGTTGTACATGATTGGCTTACGAAGCTCATATCCACCAGAGAACTTACGGATAAGACCCTGATCATCAAGAGACTTCAAAAGTGGGTTGTGGTGCAAAACTTCGTCTGCGATCTGATCGCTCTGATCGAACAAAGTTGCAACGATTGCTTCTTCTAAATTAGGCATTTTATTGTCCTTAAAGTTTTTGCTTACAGGACAACCAAATAGCTTTTAGCTAATCGCCACCAAATCGACGACGAAGGTTATCCCGTAAATCTTTTGATACTACCTTTGGAGTCCCACTACCTGCAGACCCAGAGATTGAACGTGAAGCGGATTTAGCCTTTTGGACTACCGCTTGTTTTTGATCCATCACCACTTTTGCGGTCATTGCTTGATTGAGACCGGAAAAAGTCGGGTTGCCAGCTACGACATAGTTATAGGCTGTTTCTAGTATCTCCTGGGGAGAGCTGTACTTGCCTGTACTTGTCAACGCGCTCACGATTGGGGCCATCTCAGCTTCTAACTGCGAGGCTGTTTCTGGGTCCCTAAACAGAGGCTTAGCTGCTACAAACGATTCTACAATTCGTTCATTATAATAGGCAACGGCAGATTGTTGCTGCTCCTGCTGGTAGCTTTGGAATTTCTCCTCGGCAATTCGCTCGGCTTCCTCTCTAGTCAGATAATTCTGCTGTTGAGGCTGATAACCTTGTTGAATCGCTTGTTGCTGCGATTGGGTCAGATCGTTAATATCAAGCCCATAAGAGTCGAGCCATTCTAACGCNGTTTGAACTGGGTCGGCTTTCATAGCCTGGTCCCAAGCGATTGATCGCTTTGCTATGTCACCAAGGGAGATACCCTGCTTTGCATAGTCTGGCTCATACTGCTTAATGGCATCAAGCACGGATGAAGTCTGATTCTTCATTTGCTCAATTTCTACCATATGGCGCTGGTGGTCGCTTCTAAGCTCATACGACCTGCGATTCATGTACTGTTGCAGGATATGAGAGTTTTCAGACGTAGGGTTAAGAAACGCCTCTTTCTCAGCCTTATTCATGTCAGCAGGTGGCACAACAGGAATACGCTCAATTACAGCTGGTGCAGCTTCAACTGCTTCTGTTTCCTCAGGGTTGTTATGCTCTGGAGCATCACTTACTACTGCGTCATCTTCCTTCTTAAACTGCCTAGAAAGTGCATCGCGAATACTAACTTTCTCTTCTTCGCGGTCTGCTACTACCTCAGTATCTTGGGGCTCTAAATTCTCTTGTTCTACGTTATCCATTTAGTCTCTCCTTTACCTGTCTCATAAAATTAGCCACAACCTGCTTTTCACGCGCTTCTGTGTGACGTTCAGGATTGTAACCACGGTCAAACTCTGTGCCTACTTCTTCGGCTCCAGCAGCTCTGTACGCTGCCCGTAACTTGCTTTTGCTTGTGTAAATCTCTTTAGGATTGAGTGGGTTCCTAGTTGGTGGCATCTCGTCATGAATGAAATTATGAGCCGCATTAGCATGAACGCGCACCATTACATCCTCAACCGGCACCACTTTCTCTTGTATTGGGCACCACTGAAATAGCTTATGTTTTTCTGTCATTAGTCATCCATTAACAATGCCATTAGCAGCATTTTAATTCTCTTCTTTCTATCTTCTCCACGAACCTCTCCAGGACGTATGTTTTCATACATCTTTTTCTCAAGAATTGCACCAAGTCTAATCGGATCTACTGTCTCAGGAATAACAACGTCTTGCTGCCTAGCTTTGAGTAGCTGCGCGGCAATTTCTTCCTCTAGTAGCTCATTCTCGCGTTTCTTGCGTTTACGATAGACATCAAGAATGTCGCTTGTATCTGGCGCTTCTGCCACTCCACCATACTGCTTAGGATTGAGTAACAGTAGTAAGCTCATGCATGCTTGATAATGTAGTTTACAACCAAATAAGGAGGGTTTTGATTGCCTGATGTCATTATAGCGTTACCATCAACGCCACCAGTAACAAGTCCAATGCGGCCACTAATTGTAGACGCTGCATAAGAACCTGCGGAAGTATCTCCCTTTGGCGCTGTTGTAAGAGTTGTCCCACCCCATGCGCTATACCCTGATGGGGAGTTTGTAACAGATAAATCTGCTCCCGTGCCCATAGCGTGATAGTGCGGTGGTACACTGTGATTATGATCTACAGAACCACCCGTTGCAGCTAATGCGTTGCCAGTGCCAGAAGCGGCTTTCCCCATTGGGAAACGTTGTCGCAAGTCTGGTACGTTGAATGTTGTTCCACTGGCAGAACCGTATGTTGTACCAATAACACTAAACAACTTTGGATAGTCTGCTCGATTAAGGCTACTACCATCGGCAATAAGCCAACCAGCTGGCGCTGTGTTTGTGTACCACAACATACCTGCATCTATAGGAGTATCAGACCCATAAACAGGCATTAGCTTACCACTGTGACT